AAATACATCTGTCCACTCGGATGGGATATCTGTGGCATGAAATACTGCCTTCATCGCCAAATTCTCAACAGCCAGCGCGTCACGCTGCTGAACTACTGATTCGTAATCATTTTCACTTTGCATATTTAACCTTCATAGCTTATTGAAATAATTGATTTAATTAGTTACTCAGAATTCTTCTACTTCCCACCCGCCGCCTGCTTTTTTAGCTTTTGGTTTCACTGCAATAAACCTGAATGGATACTGCTCTGCGGCAACCTTGATCTTCACTCTGGCGTCATCAGTCCAAAATCCTTTCACTTCGTGCATTTCCATCTCTCCAGTGCTCAACATCACTGCGAAATCAGGCGTGTAGAACGTGTTATCAGCCAGACGTAGCTTCACCCCTTCGAACCGGTACCAGACGACCTCCCCAGCTCGCTTTCGTAGCTCAAGAAGCTGGCAATACTCGGACTCGGTTTTATTCATCTGACCTGTCTTGAGTCGGCCTAGTGCTTGAAGTGACCTCTTCATAATTCACCTTAATGGTAATAATTACCTCACAGGTAATAATTGTCAATATAAAAAATGCGCGGCTGCGCTGTTACTTACCAATTGCTTTCTACTCGCTATTGTTACGAACCCGAATGATGTGCCTAGCAAGCTTCTGCTGCCACTGATATTGGTTAAGTTCGATGCCTTCGCACTTCCAAAAGTCGATGAATGATGCAAGTTCAGTTTTTCTTACACCATTTTCAACAGGTGTCCCCCAGTCTTTCGATTGCTCTACAAAATCCGGATCTGGTTTCCAGTCCAAGTGCATCAAAAAGTTATCCACAGGATTTTTCGCGCGCGCGTTATGAGTGGGGTTTATATGGGGTTTAATATCTTCTCTTCTCTTCTCTTCTCTAGTCCTCTTTTTGTCCGCTTCTGGTGCGGACATTTTGCGGACGTTCCTCTTCCTGTCTGCGTCCTGCGCACGTCGCTTGGCTGACTGCCCGTTATGGGCTTCAAACCGCGGCATTACTAGACTTTCGCCATCTTCTTCAAGCCAACCAACGGCCATCATTGCCCTTGCGAATCCGGGGAATCCGATCAGGTCGTCGAGAGTTTCTGGACTATAACCATCAAGGTAACCGTCAACAGAGTGGACATCAAAAAGACACCATGCGGAATGTAGTCCGCCAACTATCCGTAATCTGTCCGCTTTCAATGCGGACGCCATGCGGACAACTTTAGGATGTGTGTGCAAATCAGCACGCATCTTGATCCAGTCACCGGCCATCAGATTACCTCCGGCTTAGTGCCTTTTTGTAAAAGCTTTAGAATGGTAGGCATTGTTGGCCTCCCCCTTGCTCGATCTTCAACCCATGCTGATATTTGTTCTGGTAACTGGCCCAATGGACGCGACGGATAATCGATGCCTGTTCGTCAGTCATGCAGGGTTCACGAGAGATTCCTGTGATGTGATGATTACGGATATATTTACCCATCTTGAATAGGGCTACGCAGATAGGACAGTGATCCTTTGTATCCATTCCACTACTCGGCCCATGCCAGAATATATTCCCCTGCCAAGCTGCACAGTCTCGGCACATTGGAGCGTCACAGGTATGAATTTTGCGGGGCATTCCTGACATCATTCCGTTAATATCTTCATCGGCGTCATAGCCAATCACTCCATCGCATAACAGGGTTGCAGGTGTACCACAGAACATGCAGCTTTGCTTTTTCATGCTGCCCCCTCCTGTGCTGCCCTTAACAGTTCAGAAACCTCATTTCGGTACCGGTTTGCGCTCTCTAAAGCACACTGCACGCAGGTTCCATTAAGAACATAGCGTTCGGCTTTATGCCCACTCCTGCATTCTTTCCCTGTGTAGAATTTTTTCAGGCCTGACTTAGCGGCCTCCGCCCGGGTAATTATTTTCACGCCCCCTCCTAATTATTGCTATTGTTATTGGTTATTTTGCATGAGAACACAGAAAGATCAACCGTAAATGAATTTTTATTACCTTACACATAAAACTCAATAAAAAAGGCCGCACAGTGGCGGCCTCGTTTAGTTACTTACTGCTCGTTAATCGTAGAAGAACTCCGCTAACTGGGCTTTATTGCTAATCCAGTTACGAGACTTACATGCTTTAAATAGCCCATCCATCAATCTCTTACCGGGCATTTTACGTTTTCCGGTTAAATGCGTTTGAATATAGTGGCTAGTTGTTCCGGCCTCTATAGCAAATGCTTCTCGCTCTTCAGGCGCTAGGCCCAGCCAGTTTTTTTTGAAGTTGAAAACCATATGATTTTGCCCTGCTGCTACTCATGTCTCATAATAATTACCTGAAGGGTAGCAGAAATCAATGATTATTACCTAACAGGTGCATTTACCGATAAGGTAACATTGCTTTAAATTGAAGCTATTAACGGATCATCTAAAGGCAATAATTACCCTCAATGAAAAGCATTAATGACATCCGACGTGATAATTTGCGTGACATCATCGACCGCGACTTCAATAAAACGCAGTCACGTCTTGCCGAGCGTTTGGAATGTCAGCCTAACCTAGTTAGCCGCTGGGTGAAGGGTGTTAAGACGATCGGTGATTCTGTTGCGCGTAAAATAGAGAAGGCCGCGAACAAGCCAACATTCTGGCTAGATGTAGATCATTACTTAACAATGGTTGCTGGAGTTGAGCAGGAAGAAGAGCACAGCGAAATCGGCGTAGTAGTTGCGAGTAATCTGCAGAGGTGGATGGAGAGCAATCGCGCTTTTTCGTCTCAGCATAAAGTCGCTGAAGCCGCTGGCGTCAGTCAGGCCACAATAAATCGTTTACTGCGTAACGAAGCCAGCATTACATTGAATAATCTGGCAGCGATAGCTGCGGTGTTCGGGCGCAGAGCGTATGAACTTATCGTTCCGCCTGGTGATACTGGCATGATTAAATATGACCACTCCCGCTACGCTTTGTTACCTGAAACAGAGAAGGCAAAGATAGAATCTTTCATTGACTTTATCCTTGCGCAAAACAACAAATAAAACTATTTAACTCATACGGTTAAACAAACAAGCCCACCATTGCGTGGGCTTTTTCATACCCATTATTATTACCTATTGGGTAATTTTTTATCGTCATAACTATTGACAACAAATCATATAAGCATAATTATTACCTCACTGGTAAACATTGAGGGATACAACATGCAGTGGAAATTCAGCGACGGTTTCTACCTAGTCACAATCTGCGGCCTCATGAGCTGGAAATTCACCAGCCTACACGATGGTTTCGCGTGGGCTTTTATAACCAAAGAGGCTCGCGACGTAGCCGATGAATTGGATGGAATGCAGCGATGAGTGAATCAAAAGAATTAGTTCTCGTTAGCTTACCGTCTGTACCCGCAGATCTAGAAGCTGCGTTTATAGACGATAAATACATCAATAACTTGATTGCCGAAATCCGTGAAAAAACATCCACCGTTGTGGGCGATCTGAATACGGTAAAAGGCAGAGGTGTCTACACCAGCGCGGCGATGAACGTTCGTCGTACGAAAACAGCAATTGACGAAGCAGGCAAGAACTTGGTTGCAGAAATGAAGAAGCGACCAGCTCTTGTTGACGCCAGTCGCCGAAAAGTCAGAGAGGCATTGGACGAACTGGCCATTGAGATCCGTAAGCCAGTAACGGAGTGGGAAGCGGAGCAAAAAGAAAAAGAGTTCAACGCGATGTTTGATGAGGCGTTAGAGCTGGATACCAAAATTACAGCGGAACGAGCAGCAGCTTTAGCGGCGAAGATCGAAACCGATCATGAGATAGCTTTACTCATGAATAAGGATATAGACCGCGAACGCGAAGAAGCACAACAGAAAGCCGAGCAAGCCAAACGCGAGCATGAAGAACGTATTAAGCGTGAGGCCGAAGAGAAAGCGCGGCGCGAAGTAGAAGAAGCTGCAAAGCGTGAAATCGAAGCGGCTGCGGCTAGAGAACGTGAAGCGACATTGGCGAAGGAACGCGCCGAACGTGACGCCAAAGAGCTGGCAGAGAAAGTGGAACGCGACCGTATAGAAGCGGAGCAGCGAGCCGAACGTGAGAAGCGGGAAGCCTTAGCGAAAGCGGAACGTGAGCGCATCGCCGCCGAGGAAAAGGCCAAGCGTGAAAAAGAAGAGGCCATTCAGCGTGAACGTGCAGCGGCAGAGGCCAGAGAACAGGCTCGATTAGTCGAAGAAAAGCGCATCAAAGATGAAGCTGCGCAGCGAACAGCAGACAAAGAGCATAGGCGTGAAGTGAATATCGCTGCTGTTAAGGGGTTAGTGGATGCAGGTATTTCTGAGCAATGTGCTCGTGAATGCATTACAGCCATAGCACAAGGAAAAGTACCCAATACAGCAATCAACTACTGAGGGTTGGAAAATGTATGCATATGCAACCTATGACCTCATTGAGGATCAACGCAATAGTGCAGAACAAGCTGCCGCATACCGACAAAAGTGGGTTGATGATGAGAGAGAACGCATTCTTGCGCTTTTCCCTGAAGACCTAGCTAATTTTCTTTCATGGAATCTGCCAGCTGAAGTTCGTGAATCAACATATGGCGATTCTGCCAAAGAGCTTTACAGCACATTTGCATGGGAGCTGGCAAACCAACAAGCCGAGCGCAATTTTCGGATCCACGATTTAGGTTGGGAAAATGACTAATAAAAACGGCATTTATTTTGATATTACAAATCATGACTACCACGCGGGACTCGGTGTCAGTAAATCACAGCTCGATATGGTTGCTATGACCCCTGCCCTACTTAAGTGGCAGAAGTCAGCTCCAGTCGATACCGAGAAGCTAAAGGCTTTGGATATGGGTAGCGCCCTTCACTGCCTGCTATTGGAACCAGATGAATTCGATAAACGTTTCATCGTGGCGCCGCAGTTCAACCGCCGAACTAATCAAGGGAAAGAAGACGAAGCGGCATTCTTGCGTGATGTAGCAAGCATGGAAATGACAGTGATGGACGCAGAGCAAGGAAGAAAGCTGAAGCTAATGCGTGATAGTGCAATGGCTCATCCCGCTGCACGTTGGTTACTAGAGGCTGATGGCCATGCGGAAGCCTCATTTTATTGGACTGATGAAGAAACCGGTGAACTGTGCCGTATTCGCCCTGACCGATATTTGGTGAACCATCCAGTCATCGTCGATGTGAAAAAGGTTGCGGACATGGACCGTTTTGCTCGCCACGTCGAAGAGTTTCGCTATCACGTCCAAGACGCCATGTATCGAGAAGGATTCAAACAAGTAACAGGCGAAGCACCGGGATTCTTTTTCCTAGCTGTAAGCGAAACCATCGATTGTGGACGCTATCCAGTTCGGGTATTTGAGCTTGACGCCGAGGATGTTGATACGGGGCATTCTCTTTTTCGCCGGGATTTAAACACCTATCACCAGTGCCGATCGACAGATGATTGGGGCGGAGTGGAAACCATCAAACGCCCAGCGTGGGCACGTAAACAGGATATGTACTTATGAGCAACGATATTACAACCATGAACGCCCCAGTAAATACAGCAATCGCTGGCACCGCATCCACAATTTTTAGCCCTGAAGGGCTGAATCAGTTGATGAAATTTGCCGAGGTAATGTCTCAAAGCCGTGTGACTGTTCCAGCTCATCTGGCTGGAAAGCCAGCGGATTGCATGGCCGTTGCGATGCAGGCCGCGCAATGGGGAATGAATCCCTTCGCTGTGGCGCAAAAAACACACGTTGTCAGCGGTACGCTAGGTTACGAAGCGCAACTGGTAAACGCAGTTATCACCACGATGTCACCAACAAAGGATCGCATTAACTACGAGTGGTTTGGCCCGTGGGATGGCGTGATCGGCAAATTCGTTGAGAAAACATCGAAGAGTGGCAATAAGTACATGGCGCCTGACTGGACGCTCAATGATGAAAAGGGGTGTGGTGTTCGGGTATGGGCAACGATGAAAGGCGAGGCTCAACCTCGCGTGCTTGAGTTGCTTCTCTCGCAAGCACAGGTTCGCAATTCAACACTATGGGCAAGTGACCCTAAGCAACAGCTCGCATATCTGGCAGTTAAGCGCTGGTCACGCCTTCACTGCCCAGACGTAATCATGGGTGTCTATACGCCTGATGAATTAGAAAACACTCCACATGTTGAGCGCGATATTACGCCACCTGCGAATACAGCTAGTGGGATCAATAGCATCATCAATGCAAAGCCAGAACAAAATCAGGAAGAACGCCAGCATACCACCCGTCAAAAAGACGAACGAACTCCTGACGAATTACTGGCAGCTTTTACAGAATATGCGAGTAGTGCCCGTTCAGTGAATGAGCTTGACGATGCTTACACGGCTGCCGCTAAGCGACTATCAAACACGCCTGAATTATTAGATTTCGCCACAGATGTTTACAACATCCGCAAAGAAGAAATGACTGAAGTTCCAATGTAATCACCTGCGCGGCGCTGCGGCGCCGCAAGCAACAAAGATAAGAGAGGAAGCCATGGAAGCAGCACTTAGCAAAGAAAAACTGATGGAAAAAACATCATTATCAATGTCTACCATAGATCGCCTTGAGCGTCTTGGTGAGTTTCCACAACGGTTTTACATAACTGACCGTCGTGCTGTCTGGAATGCTGATGAAGTAGAAGCTTGGCTAGACGTTAGGCAGATTAAGAGCCCAGAAGTATTCACTGGGAAGAAACCACCAGTGGAAAAGCGTAAATACCGTCGTACAGGAGCTTCTTCCGGTATCGCGGCATGATAGCCGCCATCCGTAAGCATTTTACTAAACGTGCTGACTGGTATCTGTTTCTTGGAGTAATAGCCGCTTGGCTTTATCTGCTGGCGGCAATTCTCACCAATGATGGTTGGATAAAGTGAAAAAATATAAGCTGATTTATGCTGATCCACCGTGGCCATACGGTAATACCGCAAGCAATGGCGCGGCAGAGGATCATTACTCAACGATGAAAATGATCGACATCAAACGACTGCCTGTATGGGATATTGCAGACGAAAACTCAGTACTCGCTATGTGGTATACCGGAACGCACAATCAGGAGGCTATCGAGCTGGCGGAGGCGTGGGGTTTTAATGTTCGCACCATGAAAGGATTTACATGGGTGAAGTTTAATCAGTTGGCTGAGCGGCACATCAACAAGGCGTTGACTGCTGGTGAGATAGAGGACTTTTACGACCTTCTTGATTTGCTTAACACCCAAACTCGGATGAATGGCGGTAACTATACTAGAGCCAATACGGAAGATGTGCTTATCGCAGTTCGTGGTTCTGGTCTCGAAAGGTTATCCGCTGGGATCAAGCAGGTTGTCTACAGTCCTCTCGGCGCGCATAGCGAAAAACCGTGGGAAGTGCGCCACCGGCTGGAACTACTTTACGGTGATGTGCCTCGCATTGAGCTGTTCAGCCGCAGCGCAGCGCCAAGCTGGCATCATTGGGGAAATCAGTGCGCCACCGCTGCGGTTGAATTACTGCCAGGTTGCGCCATCGATGTAGTGAAAACGGAGGCGGCGTGATAACAATTCGTGAACAGTTTGAAGTGTGGGTCCGTGAGAGAGCTTTAAAGCATGGGTATAGCCACATGCCATCCCTGCTGAATCAATCATGTGAAGGTCAATATGCATCCACATCTGTGAATATGGCGTGGGAAGGATGGCAAGCAAGCCGCGAGGCGTTGGCTGTAGATTTGCCGGA